CAAACGCTACTACCAACTGAGCTAATTCCCCAGAAAACCCCGAAGGGTCAGTCAGATTCTACCACGGCACTGATGGCATCGTCAAGGTCTACGATGACTTGGCGAATACCAACGATACGAGCAGGAACGTTCTCATAAGAATATTCTTTCTGAGACTCAAAGAGGACTTGACGGACTGCCGCAGCAGAGAACACGTCCATTTCTAAAGTTACTTTCTTATCAGTCATCGGTCGTCAGCAGCACGGTTTTCAGAGAAGTAAACATCAAAGGCACCTTCAGGGTAACGCTTCTCAAGTTTCTTAACGTTAGTGGCAATCACATCGTCGAAGGAAACATTGAGTGCCATGCAGGCTTGAGCAACATACCACATAAGATCACCGAGTTCAATAATAAGATGCTCACGGTTGTCGTCGTTCCAAGGTTTTCCTTGGAAAACCATCTTCTTGATGATTTCAAGGAACTCCCCACCTTCAGCATTAATACCAACACCTGCAGTAAGTAGTCGCTCAATATTGGCACCCTTCTCATCAAGGGCAACAAGGCGGTCGGAAAGCGCGAGAAAATCAGTAGAGGCATCGCTAGTAACCGCATCAACAAATTTTTGATAGCGTTCAAAATCAATATGTCGTTCCATTAAAATTTAAATCCGTCGAATGATTTTTTTGGTTTGGTTTCTTCTTGGTTATTATACTCGTCATCCTGCCCAGAGTCAAGTATGTCATTCTGGGCGGACTGCTCACAATCATACAGTCTCATCTTTGCTCTGTCAATACCTACGATGAAACGCTTAAAGACTGTTGGATCGTTGTAACGGTTCTTCAACTGTTTCACCATAATCTGATTCAACTGCTCAAGTTCTTCAGTGCTAATAAGGGCAAACATAAGATCAGCAGTAGCAGGCAAACCAAAGGACTCACTTGTATCAGTAAGCTCCACATCAGAGCTGCCATAACCAGAACGAGTGGTCTGCGTGGCAGATACGATAGGGACGTTTGCTTCAACAGCCAACCCACGTAACTCTTCTGCAATCGCCTTAATATAGCTATATGAATTGACAGACATCCCCGACTTATACCTGCTGGAAGCACATATATTAAGGTAATCAATGAAAATAATATCAGGCTTAAATGACTTCTTAAGTGCAAGTTCATTAAGAAGTGCCTTAAAGTGTCCACTATGTGCCGATGCAGTAGGATACTCTTTAATTATAAGAGAACCCTGAGTCTTCTTAGAAATGCTGGTTACTTTGTTTTCAAATGTTTTTCTTGGCAAATCTGCCAAGTCCTGAATAGGAACATTCAGGAGATTTGCGTCAATTCGTTCAGCAATCTTCTCTTCTGCCATCTCCATTGTAATGTAGAGAACGTTCCGTCCTTGGAGCAGCACGGAGCTAGCAACATGGCACATGAATAGAGACTTGCCGACACCTGTACCAGCGAGCGCGACATTAAGAGTCTTGTTAGGTAAACCACCTTTTGTGATTTTGTTAAAGTATTCGAGATCAAAAGGAATCTTGTCTTCTTTCTTGTGATAATATTCATACCTTTCTTCATAGTTCTGTAAGTAATCATGTCCAATGTTGTTGTCAAAAGATACTGCCAGAGCATCGGAAAGAATGGAAGGAATCGCATCACGATTCTTTTTAGAATCGTTTCCATCCGCAATATGGATTGATTCCATCAGAGCAATATAAATCGCTCTATCACGACACCACTTTTCGGTGGTGTCCAACAACCATTGATAGTCCACTGGGGAGTCATCAAAAGAACTACAGATTTCTCTTGTTTCTTTAACTTCTCCCTCATTAAGATCTGTTCTGTTTTCAACCTCAATATTTAATGCTTCGGTAGTGATTGCAGAACCATACTTAACTATAAAACTGGCAATTTCTTCAAAGATTACTTTTTCAGTTCTTTGCTCAAAATAATCTGGTTCAATAAATGGAATAACTTTCCTTGAATATTCTTCGTGATGTATTAAGTTTCTGAGAATCGTAGTCTCAATTCGTTCCATATGAATACTGTTGTTTCGCGGCAGCATCAAGTTGCTGCATTACTTCTGGAGTGAAATATTGCTCGGGGTCTTTGAGTATAGCTTTAGCATAGACTTTTTTGCCGTCAATCTCATATCGTCCTGCGACGTTCTTCCAGAGACCGCCAATCTCACCGAGTTCAAGAAGACCGTAATAACGATCAAGACCACGCTCATCGTAAAACAAACGTACCGTAACATCTTGGTTCTCCTTACTTAAACGTGACTTAGCAGTCTTTGCCTTGATAAGGTTTCCGACGATTTCAGTTCCGTCTTTTTCCTTTTTCTTGCTGAGATGAATAATGGTAGAAGCAGCGTACTTAAGACCAGAACCGCCCCCCATCTCTTTAGTAGGTACGTAAGCGCCAATGACATCGTAGGTGTGGTTAGTAACAATCATGGGAATGTTTGCCTGACCTAACTTGAGAGTGAGCATACGGAATGCACCTTTAATAAGTTGGGATTTAGTCATGTCCCGAACTTGCTTATCGTTGAGTGCGTCAGTAATCTCCTTCTCAGTGGAGAGCATACCTAAAGAGTCTAGCACAAACATACAAGGTTTGCGTTCTTCTAAAGGTTTTTTTAAGTATATATCTACTGCCTTGAGTGCTTTGCTGCGGAACTCCTCAACAGTCACAACATTAACTACAACCAGACGATTTAAGTCAATACCCCTAGACTCAAGAAGGGACTTGTTAACAGCAGCCTCAGTGTCAAAATAGAGGCAGTAACCATCAGGATTGGTATCAAGAAAATTCTTAACGACAGCGAGAGAGAAGAAAGTCTTTCCAGTAGAAGACTCTCCAGCAATAGCAGTAATCTTATTCCCAGATACACCACCAAATATGCTACCTGAAACCAGTGCATTAAAAATGTACGAACCTGTGTCCACATAAGTTTCAGTCTCGTCAATGTCTGCTGCAAGTTTAGTGAAATCATCACCGATTTCTTTTACAATATCTTTTAAAAAGTCCATCAAGCCACCATCCCGTATTGTTCACGAAGAATTTTTTTATAAGGTAAGTCCTGCTCGCGCAGTTCTTTTACAAGTTTGAGTTTTTGATACAAAGCAGTATCACCTCCAAGAGACATTGCCTTCACGATAGTGGCAAGCTCGTTATCATCAATAGGAAGATCCATCATCCAAAAAATAGTTCAAGGTTTACAGTTTTTTCTACATTCCATCCAATCGAGTCAAGAATGGATTTGAGAGGTTCTACAAAACTTTTCTCAAATTGTAGTTCATAGTCTATGTACTTGTCAAGTCCCAACTCTTTTGGAAAGTCCTGAATGAAGGAGATAATATTCTCCTGAATAATGTTTGGCTTCTTCAAATATAAGAACTTAATCTTTTCACCATTACCAATAAGGGAATACTTGTTATTGAGTTTTTTCTCCTTTATGTAATGATTAAAGAGAAGTGCTCCACGAATATGAATGGGTGTACCCTTTACATAGATATCGGCAGAAGAATGATACTTGCGAACATCTGATGCGGTTCTGGGAAATGCAATCTCTTCTGGAGGAAGTGTTCTAAACTTCTTCCTACACTCATCAATAAAGTCAATAACATCTTCTTCGGTTCCGTTCATCATCAACTTAAGTCCGTCCTTAATCATCTGACGGCAGGGAGCAGGAGTAGAAGACTTAACTGCCTCAATGCCCATCATCTTCAACTTAGGATCGTCGTACCGGACGCCCTCACTGTCCCATACGTTGAGAATGTATCGCTTCTTCGCAGTCCAAATACCACGTTCAGCGATGTTCTCACGCTTCATAAACATCATTTGATCATATGCCGAAACATACTCCGCAAGTTCCTGATAACTGGATTCGATGAACGGTTCCAGTTTATCCTTACAGATCTTGTCCAGAATAGAAACGATTGCGTTTTTATCATCAGACTTAGTACCAAAAAATTTAGTAACAAGAGGTCCCATATTAAGATAGATTGAATCGGTATCCGATGCGATAACATAGTCTACTTCTTCAGTTTGCAAAAGTTTATTTAGATAACCATTCACTTTGTTCTCAATCCAACGGATAGAGACTTGTCCTGAGAGGGTGATTGCTTCTGCGTTAGCAAGTTTATAGTAACGAAAGTATTGATTACCAATAGCACCATAGGCAGAGTTAAGTTGGATCTTACGAGCCATCTGAATGTTATTGCATCGTGAAATTTCTTTCTCAGCATTAGTCCTCAATCTCCTCAATTCTTTATCAGAAAGGTCTTTGTATTTACTATTACTAGAAACAACAACTTCTTCCTGGTGCTCTTCTTTGTTACCGCCAATCAGATAACCCATTACAAAATACCCCTTCGCTTCATTTCTTCTTCAATGTCAACCAACTCTTGCTTGGTAGCAAGCATCTTCTTTTTGAAGACAGTTCTATCCTTATAAATCTTCTCCATTAGTTCTGGAAGAAATCCACGAACATCCTTACGGTACATTGCACCATTGGCACATACCGCATTGTCCTTATACATCTCAAATGTGATTTCCTGATTCAGGATTTTCTCAACAGATGCGCTGGGATGTCTTTCCTCACAGAGAGTTTCTGGGGAGATGTTGTACTGCATAATAAGGTGAGGGTACAGACTATTAAGGTCAAAAGACACAACCCAATCATACTTTCCAGGAATCGGTTCCTTGACGTATGCTCCTGCATATTTCGAGTCCTTATCAGAACGTTCTTTGGGGGGAATGACAATATTCCTATCCTTTAGATAGTTATAAATGATCGTATCCCACATACGAACCTGTGAGAATACATCGGCATAGTTTACCTTGGCGTCGTATGCCATAGTGATTGCCAACTCAATCAGTTTCATCTTGTCTTCCAGGCGGTCAACAAGTTCCACGTCAATGATGTTGTATTCTACGAACTTCTGCCAACCATTTGTATAGAAGTCTTTAAAGGTATCAAACTCGCTGTGATCGAGTTTCTTCTGCCCAAGCTCTACACTGGCAATGTAGTCAAGGCGATACGATTCCTGCGCTTTATAAGTAAACTTCTTATAAAGGTTAAGATAATCCAGTTGAGTAACACCACCGACATCATAAGAAATGTGCTTACGTCCAACAATAAAGGTTTCCTTTTCAGTCACGAGTCCCCAGGGAGAAAGTCGTTTCATCAACTTCTCACCCAGAACTCTATCAATTCTTCGAACAAGATACGGAATATCATACAGTTCGCTGTTCCAACCAGTGACAACTTCTGGAGTATTCTCCTCAATCATCCACCAGTTGATGAAGGCATTCAACAAATCATACTCGTTTGAGAATGACTTGTAGATAACATTTTCCTGTTTGTTATTGAAAGGTCCTTGTCCCCAGGTGCGAATCTGCTTTGTTGCATAATCCTGAATGGTGATGAGTAGAACTTCCTCAGCGGCAGATTCTACATCAGGGAACCCATTCTCAGACGCAACCTCAATATCAAGAGTTGCAATCTTAACTTTAGATGTATCAAACTTGATTTCATCTTCCTTATACATTTCAGAGATGTATTGGTAGATGTATCCAGTGTTTCCGTGGATTTTAAAGTTTTCTACGCCATCATACTTTTTAATAAACTCACGACAGTCACGAACTGAACCAGGTTGAACTGCTTCGACATATTCTCCATTAAGAGTTTGATATTTGGTTTTCTTATTGGAGGGAACAAAAAGAGTTGGATTAAACTTCTCACGAGTCATGAAATGTTTTCCATTTTCATAACCACGAACTAGAAAGTGATCACCAACCATCTGAACGTTTGTATAAAAGCGCATTAGGCAATCATCTCAAAATATTTTGCAAGTAGTTCCTCTTTAGGATCTGCAATAGTCATTATAGAGTCAGAATGAATCATAAGTTCATTTTGATTCGTAAAATCTAACCACGTAGTTAGTTCTTGATTTTCAAGTAGAAATGGATTGATTAGTTTACAATCAGGTTCCCCCAAATCAGAACCAACCTCAACAATCTCCGAAACAATTACCTGATTAGTCTTCAACAGAAGACACTTCACTGTTCTGTCCATTTACCATCTCCTCATATAGTTTTTTAATTTCCCCTAGGGGATTGACAATAGAAACTAACCAATCTGGTCTAACTGGAATTTCCTTATCGCTAGTAAAAGGAATCCAAGGTGAAAAATTAATATTTACCTCATTCTCATTATCAGAAGACACATTTACATCTTCAGACAAAAAGACTTGTCCAGCAGAAAATTGTAGAGTATATGGATTTCTGAACAAATATCCACACACCTTATCTTCTGATACTAACTCTTTAACATCTGCAATTACAGACTCTCCCGATTTTAACAGTGCAACTTTGATAGACATAATTAGGTTTTTCCTTTACCCATTCTACCAATAGAAAAGGGAGGTGTCAACTGGTTTGTGCCAGTTACCTCCCCGTCTGCGCCGACGATATTCTTTATTATTTAGAGATAATCCTTACGGGCATGATGCTCTGGAACTATTTTTCCGAGGACGATTCTGAGGAGTCCGTCTTCGAAGGTGACTTCCCGTACTTCTGTGTCGTCGGATAAAGTCCACGCTCGTTGAAAACTTCTTTGAGCCAGTCCCTTGTGGATAAACGTCTTCTCGGATTCGGTGTCCTCCCGTTGCCCTTCGACAAAAAGTTTTCCATACTCCGTGAAGACATTGACCTCTCCTTTCTTGAATCCTGCTAATGCAATCTCTAAATGGGATTCCACATTATTTATTTGTATGAGATTATAAGGCGGATAATTCTTTGTAGTTTCGTGAAGATTAAACAGACGATCGAAATATTCGTCCATACCAATGCTGTTGCGGGTAATCTTATCCATCAGGGTATTAAGATCCGCAGCAGTATACCTGGTAAGGTTGTTCATTATTGTAGCTCCTTTAAAAGCGAGTTTGTGTTGTGTGGACCCTTTCGGCATCCATAGTATATA